TTTGTGTCAATTTTTGTGTAATTTTTTTGTGTTAAAATTTGTGTCAATTTTGTGTCAATTTTGTGTCAATTTTGTGTAGTGATTTTGGAACGTGTTTCTTCTTATTAAATAGTAGTAAAAAATATTTTTTAAAAATTGTTTGAAAACTTTTTATTTATCTATTGACAATAGAAAAATAAGTTGATATAATTGCATTGTAACTTAAAACAATGCAATATATGAAAGAGAGGTAAATTATTATGAGTATTGCAAACAAGTATAACAAAGTAGCATTATTTACATTTTCAGCACCTAAGGATTTTGAGTATGAGTCATTACACGATTTATATAAGAAAAACGGTAAAGATTTTGTGTATGAAATTAAAGCTATGTATATCAACAAAAAGTCAACCTTTGGTGAAAGTCCAGTTATTGCAACAAGTGATTGTTTTGTAAATCTTCCGAGTCATTTAACAGATGTTGTTAAAGAAATGATGAAAGATATTGAGGTTGTAAATGCAGTAAATGAGGGTCATTTAGGTATGCAGATTTACACATATGAAACTAAACATAGAAAAGAATTGTGTTATTCTGTAAATTGGGTTGACTGCTAATCGTTTTGACGGGGGTGACGGTTGAAATTTGACCGTCACTTTTTATTTAAAGGTGGTGATAAAATGGATAAAAAAGATATTGCAAAAATAGGTAAATATTGCAAAGATTTTCGAGAAAATACATTAAAAATATCATTAACAAATTTTTGTGAAATAAATAGCGAAAAGATTAAAAATGTTTCGGCGTTCGAGAATGGACGGGCAAACAATATCAAATATTTATTTCTATATTATAGATTAAGTATCGATAAACAGAGAAAAATATTTTTAGAGGGTTTATTTAATCAATTATAAGGGGGTAAATATGGCAGTAAAAGTCGCTAGTGATGAATATAAAATATTGAAAAAAGAAGTATCTCGTATGGCAAGTATGGCTAACAAAAGATTAGTACGACTTGAAAAGAATGAATTAACTGATTTACCCGCTTATAAAAGTTGGTACGACAATGGACACATAAAGTTTAGTGTGAAAAATAAAGATTACAATCAGTTGCAAAGTGAGTTTTGGAGATTGAAACGTTTTCTTGATGATAAGACAAGTACAGTAAGACAAGCTAACAAATTTTTAAAAGAGATGGCAGAAAACACAGGCATTAAATACAATGGTTTATCAGATTTAAAAAGTAAATCAAAACAGTTTTTTGAATTAGCTGGCAAAATTAAACAGTATTACCGAAGTGCTAATCAATCTGCAATTGCACTTGATTATCAAAAAATTTGGCAACAGATAAATACACAAATTAAACAAGGTGTAATTGCAATCGGTGGTACTGAAAGCACTGAAAGCATTTTAAACAAATATTTAACAGAATTAGATAAGGTGCAACCCGTTGAAAACAATCTTGAGGGTTATAAGGATAATTCAAACATTTACGATTTTATACAAATTTAGTTTAAAAAGGTGGTGGGGTTTTTGTTAAATTATCGAGATGTTGATTTTGAGAAAATTGAATTTGATACAATTGCTAGTTTTGATAAGAAAACAAAAACTGTAAAACACTATATCAATATTGAATGTGGTTTTGATATCGAAACAACATCAACAATTATTGACGAAACTGTTAAATTTGCTTTTATGTATGAATGGACTTTTGGTATTAAAAACAGTGACTATATTTGTTATGGTAGAACGTGGGAAGAATTTATAGAATTATGTCACTATTTACAAGATGTTTATGAATTATCCCCTTATGGCAACATTTTGGTTGTATATATACATAACTTTAGTTATGAATTTCAGTTTATGCGAAAATACTTTCAGTGGGATAATGTTTTTGCAGTTGATGAACGTAAACCTATACGTGCATTGTGTAGTTTAGGGATTGAATTTAGGGATAGTTATATTTTGTCGGGTTATAGTTTAGCAAAATTAGCCGAAAATTTAGTTTCTCATAAAATAAAAAAATTGTACGGTGATTTAGATTATTCTTTGATTAGGACACACGAAACAGATTTATCCGATAAAGAACTCGAGTATTGTAACAATGATGTTGAAATTATATTAGATTATATTAACGAACAAATACAACAATACGGAGATATAACAAAAATTCCTATGACGAACACGGGCAGAGTTAGAAAATTTGTGCGTGAAAAATGTTATTTTACAGATAAATCACATAAAAAAGCTAGTAGAGGTAAATTCCAACGATATAACGAGTTAATGCAAGAATTAACATTGACTGATACTGAATATATAATGTTAAAACGTTGTTTTATGGGTGGATTTACTCACGCGAGTATGTTGTATAGTGGTGAACTTTTACACAATGTTGCAAGTATTGATTTTACTAGTAGTTATCCAGCTGTTATGTTGTCAGAAAAATTCCCTATGTCTAAACCTATTCCCGTTGATTTAAAACAAGAGGACTTTTGGGAACTGTTAAAAAGTGATGATTATAGTATGATGTTTGACGTTAAATTTTATGGTCTGCATAGTAAATTATCCTTTGAAACATATTTATCTGAAAGCAAGTGTTCAATAAAAGAAAATGCAGTTATAAATAATGGTAGAATTTTTAGTGCTGATTTAGTTCAAACAACTATGACAAGTGTCGATTTTAAAATTATGCAACAATGCTATAATTGGGAACGGGTTGAAGTTGCGAACGTGTATAAATTTTATATGCAGTATTTGCCCAAGGCGATTTTAATGTCAATTCTTGAGTTGTATGGAAACAAAACAACGTTAAAAGGTGTGGACGGTAAAGAGGTTGAATATCTGCTATCAAAAGGAATGTTAAATTCTGTATACGGTATGTGTGTAACTGATATTGTCAGAAATACTATTGAATATAATGATAGTTGGAACGTGGAAAAATTCACAAAAGAAACAATGAAAGAACAAATTGAGAAATACAATGAAAGTAAAACACGTTTCTTATATTATCCGTGGGGTGTTTGGGTAACTGCATATGCACGTAAAAATTTATGGACGGGGATTTTGAATATTGGTATAGATTATATTTATTCTGATACCGATAGTATAAAGTTATTAAATTATGAAAAACATAAACCTTTTATAGAATGGTATAATAAAGATATTGAAAGAAAATTAAAAGAGATGTGTGAGTTTAGAAAAATCGATTTTAATTTAATGAAACCAAAAACAATAAAAGGAGTCGAAAAACTAATAGGTGTTTGGGATTTTGAGGGCATTTATGATAACTTTAAAACTTTAGGTGCAAAACGTTATTTAGTTTCAGAAAAGGGAAAGTTACATTTAACTGTTGCCGGGCTATCAAAACAGAATGGTGTTGATTATATGCTTAAAATATGTAATAATGATATTGAAAAAGTGTTTGAAATTTTTAATGATGATTTATATATTCCCGATAGTGAAACGGGTAAAAATACACATACTTATATTGATGAAGAAATAACAGCTACAATAACAGATTATCAAGGTAATACATCAGAGATTACAAGTTTATCAAGTGTGCATTTATCGCCTTGTGAATTTACGTTATCTATCAGTAAACAATACAGTAAGTTTTTACAAGATTTAAAAAATGGTTATTTGTTTACGGGTGTATCAGCAGAATAATTTATCACGTGGAACAAAAATGTTTCACGTGAAACATTTTAGAAAAGAGGTAAAACAATGGCAAAAGTTAAATATTATAATTTGCAAAAAATACTATCAAAAAAATGTATTTACAATATTATTTTTGGAGAACGTTCCAATGGTAAAACCTATAGTGTATTAAAATATGCGTTGGAACAATTTGCTAACACGGGTGGTCAATTAGCAATTGTTAGACGATGGAGAGAAGATATAGTCGGTAGACGGGCAAGTGATATTTTTAACGCAATAAATGTAAACAACGAAGTCGAAAAAATTACAAAAGGTGAATACACTGGTGTGACATATTATGGGGGTAAATTTTATTTATGTAATTATGACGAAAAAGGAAAACCCGTTTATAATATTGAAACTGACTGTTTTGCATATGCGTTCGCATTATCAGAAATGGAACACAATAAATCTATCAGTTATCCCAAGATTACAACAATTATGTTTGACGAGTTTTTGACTAAACACGTGTATTTGCAAGATGAATTTATTTTATTTATGAACACAATATCTACAATTGTAAGACAGAGGTCAGATGTAACTATTTTTATGCTAGGAAATACTGTAAATAAATATTGTCCTTATTTTGAAGAAATGGGTTTAAAACATATTAAAGAAATGGCACAAGGTAGTATAGATGTTTATACCTACGGTGAAAGTGAATTAAAAGTGGCAGTAGAATATTGTGCCAACATTAGTAAACAAAAGAAGTCAAATTTTTACTTTGCTTTCAACAATCCAAAACTGCATATGATAACTAGTGGTGCGTGGGAATTAGATATATACCCACATTTACCTATAAAATATAAACCAAAAGATATCATATTTTATTATTTTATTGTATTTGGTGGAAATACTTATCAGTGTGAGGTTATACAAGATAAAAACGGGGAAATGTTTACTTACATTCATATAAAAACAACTGAATTAAAAGACAATACAAAAGATTTAATATATACACTTGATTATAATTATGGTTTAAATTATAATAGAAATATCTGTAAACCTATTTCAAAACTACAAAAGAGGTTATTATGGTTTTTCCAAACTGACCGAGTTTTTTATCAATCTAACGAAGTAGGTGATAGTATTAACAATTATTTAAAAATTTGCAAGGGGGTATAATCGTGGATTTACAATCGATTGTGCAATTTATTAACAGTGTAGGTTTTCCTATTGTATGCTGCACAGCTTTATTCTGTCAAACCAATAAACAAGCTGAACTGCACGAAAAAGAAATGCTAGAATTAAAAAATGTCATTGAAAACAATACGTTGATGTTGCACGAACTAGCATCAAAAATTAATGACATAAAAGAAAATTGAAAGTGAGGTTTTATAATGGCAAAAGTTGATAAATATTTTTTGGGTAGTAACAATAATAATTTCTGTATTACAGATAAGGAAACAAATGTAAATAATCATATTAAATATATGTTAAATCGCTCTAACATTATGTTTCAGTATGAGGGTTTACCCGATACAATTCCTCAAGATGAGTTAGAATTATTGTTGCAAACAAACGGGTTCGCAATTGTTACAAAAATTGATGATGAGTTATATGCTATAAATGGTGGTTTAGGTGGCGAGGGGGACGTATACAACAATCCTACTGTTGCCACTGTTTCAATACCGTGTAAAAACTACAACAAAACATTAACTATTGACGAGGACTGCATTGTTATTTCAAACGACACTATGCAAATAGGTTTAATTCCTATGTATCAAAAGTATTGTACGTTATTAAATGAAAATGAAATCACAATGTTTTTGGCAGATGTTAATAAACGTGTTCAGAATTTATTATCTGCTAATGATGATAATACTGTACAGAGTGCTAAGAAGTTTTTATCAGATGTTTTGGACGGTAAACTTGGTGTTATTGCCGAAAGTAAATTATTTGATAGCTTAAAGGTCAATAGTGCGACAACGACTGATGTTTCATTAACTGATTTATTTGAGTATGAACAATACTTAAAAGCAAGCTTATTTAATGAAATAGGTTTAAGTGCAAATTTCAATATGAAAAGGGAACGTTTAACGAGTGCAGAAGTTGAAAGTAATACCGATAACTTATATCCTTTGGTTGATAATATGTTAGGTAATCGCCGAAAAGCTATTAAGAAAATCAATGAAATGTTTGGCACAAATATTACAGTTGAATTTAATTCAAGTTGGGATTATCGTATAAAGCAAGGTGAACCTATTACAACGGGTGAGGATTTAGAAACAAAAAATGTGGATAATGTTGATAATATTGTGGATAACAATGTTTTACGTGAAACATTAAGCGAAGAAACAGAAGAAACAGCAGAGGAAACATCAGCAGAAGAAACAGAAGAAACAGAAGAAACAGCAGAAGAAACAGAGGAAGAAACAGAGGAAGAAACAGAGGAAGAAACAGAGGAA